GAGAGTAAGAGCAGGAATCGTATACTGATAGAAGAGTTGTTCGCCCCTACAGAGGATGTTCTATTTGCTGATGGATACGATGATTGTATCATAGGTTTTGATGAAGCCTCTTGGCGCGTAGTGTATTCCAAGTACGACGTTATCCGACAGTTGTTTATTAGTCACGACGAGTGGAGTGAAAGTGATTGCATTGAGTTTGCCGAGTACAATATATTCGGTGCGTATGTAGGAGAGAAAACACCGATCTGGATGGAAGACTTTAATGAAGTGTATTTATAATTAACTAAACAAATAACAATGAGAAACTTTATCTATAGAGCCGAGGAGTTAAAGGATTCGCTAACACAACTTCGTGAGAACGGAGTAAGCAAAGGAGCTTGGACGGGATTTGATTCCCTGTTTGACAAATACTCCGTAAAGAAAGGTAGCACCACATACATCTATGCTGGGGCGCACCAAGGTAAATCGCAGTTCGGGTTTGAACTAATGATGAACCTATCAGAATACTCCGGATGGAATTGGGCCGTGTATAGCCCAGAGACCGGATCACCTACAGAGGTATTCGCAGAACTACTTTGGGTATACCTACGCAAGCCATACCTAGTTAACGACAAGGTAACAGCATCTAATGAGGAAGCTGAAAGAGCAATACACTTTATCAATAAACACTTCTATATCATAGACTCTGGTTTGCAAGACCTCAGCGTAGAGGGTTTCTATACCTGTGTTAGTGAGATAGAAAGCAAAGGTATAAAGATAGATGGATGCCTTATTGATCCCTTCACTGAGATCAAGACAGACGTAAGCCAAGGCGTAAGAGATGATATAGCTATTGGCCAAGTTCTTACAAAGGTTCGTAAGCATAGTAGTGATAATAACTACCATACAATAGTTACGGTCCACACAAAGCATCAGCAAGCTAAGTATAAGAATGGTATACCCTATGTTGATAAGCCTACAATGAACGATATCGCTGGAGGTATGCAATGGTCTCGTAAGGGTATGATGATCATAAATGTATGGAGATGTCCCTATGGACTGGAGGACTCTAACGGAGTTCCTTATGAGCCTAATCAAGTAGAGATTACCGTAGTCAAGGCAAAGCCGAAGATCGTAGGTAAGCTAGGTAGCGTTACACTATACTATGATAAGGTGAAGAACAGATACTATGAGCTAGATGATTTAGGTGGTAAGCGCTTTGCTTATGATGATCCTACGAAGCCATCACCAGTTATACCAACACCATCACAAGAAGAATTAGAATTTTAATGGAAGCAGAAAGAAGCTGGGCCGAAGCCTATAGAAAGAGTTGGTGCGAAATGATTCGTGCCTACATAAAGTTTAACCTTACAGATGATGTTGAGGTCATAGATTACAACGTTATAAAAATCAAGGGTAAAGACTACAAAGTTGACATAACGGACTACACCGGAATATCTGAGAGGTATATATTTTTCAACCCTTCCAACGGAAGAATGGTCATAGAAAATGGTGGCCGTAGAAAAGTTTATAAATTCGAGGTCGGATTGCTTGATTAATTTCATTATATTTACTATATGAACACAAAAGAATTGATTATAAAAACCTCTCAAGAGGTAACTAATCTACTCCTAGAGAAGAATGATGCTTACGGGGACTCGGCTCTCAACCCTGTAGGTATCTTCTCTAGAGGAGACGCTATTGATAGCCTATGTGCCCGGATTGATGATAAGCTTATGCGGATCAAAAGCCGAGGTATTACCGACGCCACCGAAGATACCGTGCAAGACTTAATAGGATACCTTATCCTTCTAAAGATTGCCATACATAAAAAGAATGAGCTGGAAGAAGAATGAGAAACAACTATTTGATTATCTAAAATCAAACTACATTCCAGATCTCAAGTGGTCTGATGGGCAGTACGCCCACCACGATTGCTACTCCCTTAAGTATGAGTGTGATATAGAACTCAAGTGTAGAAACAAACACTACGACGAGCTACTCATAGAGAAATACAAGTACGATAAGCTCTTAGCTAGAGCGCAGAAACACTTTACCATACCCGTCTACATATGTGAGACACCCCAAGGAATCTACGGATTTAACTTGGCTTCGATGGAGGAGCCAGTATGGGAATCTAGAGGTATGCCAAAGACATCCCACTTCAACCAGAGACAGTTCGTCACTAAGGAGGTGGGATATTTTCATATAAGCAAATCCAAACATTATGAGTAAACAGGAATATAAAGAGATAGACTTTACATTACCGAAGGCTCCTAGCTTAAACCAATTCTACGCTGGGCGCCATTACTCCGTAAGACAGAAATATAAAAAAGAATACAATGCAGAAATTAAAAACGTTTTTGATCAGTACGATAAGTTTTTTGCTGATACCTATAAGATTGATTTGGTTCATAATACTCGCTACGATTGCGATAATGTTATTATTACCATTAAGTTTATCTCGGACTATCTTAAAGACAACGGCTATGTCACAGATGATTCTAAGAAATACTTCAAGAGCCTTAGCATTCGTGTTGCTGAAGATGGAGAGGTTGTTGAGAAGAACTCAATCAGTGTTAAAATAAAGCTTTATGGATACCAAGAACTACCGGAATTGTAAATTAACTAGAAATCGTATTGACCTCTATCTGTCTGAGATGTCTAGTCTTTTTACGAAGTTGGGTACAGATTCTACTGTTGAGGAAATTCAATTAGCCTATATAAAGGAGAATGAATTTATTGACAAGATAGCAGAACTTGATCCGAAGAAAGCCCAATCTATAAGACCCTATGGAAATTAATGATTTTTACGAGGACATCACTCAAGGAGAAGCTGATTTAATTCTAGACCTATATGAAGTCATTAAAAAATTGGTACTATCAGAACAGGACGTCACACTTGTACGTCTGGGTTGGGAACTCGACATCAAGCCCTCAGAGCTTTCAGACCATATCGGAACCATTGTCTTAATACTAGACAATGTAGAGAAGGAATATGGCGAGGTATGATAAGGAAAAAATAGAATTAGAAGCATTACTATCAGTACAGCAAGGTGCGATCACCAATGAACTAGGTAAGTTTATATTGCAACGAAGTATTGAGATTGCTGGATCAGCATTTGTAACAGCGGGAAACGCAGAGCTTAATCAAGCTTTAGTAGATGCTGCCGTAATGCGTACCTGTGAGAAATTCTTACACTACTATACAGAAGGCAAGTCTGCCGCAAACCTTGTTATTAGTATTATATACTCAACGATGACTAACAAGATTGTCTCACTAAACCACAGTGATACTTATGGTCAGAATATAAAAGGATATCTTGTATTTATAGAAGATGGTAGGTCCGTTACCAAATTAAAACGGTATATTAAAGATGATTATTTAAGTGAAAAATTATGATGGAGATTTATAACGATTGGATTTTAGTTTCTTCTGTAGGATTGATGTTTGCGTTCCTGTTTATCTTTGAACCTTACGGTTGGGTAATGGAAAGAGTATTGCCTTTTAAGCCATTTAACTGCGTTCTGTGCCTCTCGTTTTGGTGTAGTCTACTCTTGTATGCTTACCTTGGAGTTAATCCCTTATACGCCATCTATACAGCTTTTATTGCTGAACTATCTTACCGTAAGTTAGTCAATGAATAATGTAAATTAAAATACCTATGAAGTTAATCAAGTCAGTTAGACAAATTACTAAGATTATATTGCATTGTTCAGCTACCCCTGAAGGCAGAGATGTAGATGCATCAGACATCACTCGATGGCACAAGAACAAGGGATGGAGAACCAATGGCTATCACTACATAATTAAACTAGACGGAACAATAGAGGAAGGTCGTAGCGTACAAATGGTAGGCGCACACACCATAGGTCATAATGTAGGAAGTCTAGGCGTTGTTTATGCAGGAGGATGTGATAAGGATATGAATCCCAAAGATACAAGAACTCCTGAACAAGACATCGCACTAACCAATCTGCTGTCTGCACTATTGGATATGTACCCTATAGCCACACTGCACGGACATAATGAATTTGCTAACAAGGCTTGTCCCAGCTTTGATGTACAAAAAGAATACAACTTCTTAATTAATAAGTAACCTTTATGAAAAATGATTTTGATGTAAGCGATTCATTCGCTGACTTCGTAGACGAAATGACTAATGACGAAAAGAACGATAACGCTCAATGCTCCATTGATAATCCAGAGTGTGAAAACTGCGGTAGCTAACTATGGGAAATCCAATAACGAAACTATTTACAGGGGGTGCGAAGGAAGCTGTGGAAGCAGTTGCCAATGTGGTAGATAGATTCGTATCTACACCCGAAGAAAAAGAAGCTGTGCGTCAGAGCATAGAAGAGGAAATAACCAAGCGTTGGCAGGCCGAT